AGTACCTGACTATCAGGGCATTGACCAATCTAAACTTGTACCTCTTTTAACTAAGGCAATACAAGAACAGCAAGAACTAATAAATAATTTAACAGCTAGGATAGAACAGCTAGAAAATTAGTATATAATTTAATTTTAATAAACTTATAGGAGAGTTAAATGAGTAAAGAAGAAAATAAGATGGAAGACCAAGAACCAGTAATAATTACATTTAATGGCACTGAATACAGAGCTGCTGACTTAAATGAAGAGCAAATGGCATTAGCTGCTAAATTAAATATTGCTGGTAAAAAACTAGCTAGACTTCAAGAATACTATGATGATTATGTCATTACTGATGAATATAAGAATCTATGTATCCAATCATTTGATAGAGCTATTAATGCTACAAGTGAAGAAGCTGAAGTAGTAGAGGAAGAATAATGCCTAGTAGAAAGACCGCCAACGATGTACATTCAGATCTTAGAGTTCATGAAAAAATGTGCGAAGAAAGATGGAAAACTATTTATAAAAAAACAGATGATCTACAGTCATCAATAAATGGTATGAGACTTTGGTTAGTAGGTGGTCTTACAACAATTATAGCTTCTTTAATTACTATTATTGTTAGAGGTTTACTTTAACAAAAAACTATATATGATAGACAAACTTATTAAGCCCGTAGGCGATATTTTAGATAAATTTGTTGCTGATAAAGATCTAAAAACTAAATTATCGCATGAGCTTGAAAAAGAAATTATTTCGTTAAACAAAGCACAATTAGAAGTTAATAAAGTTGAAGCACAACACAATAATATATTTGTTTCAGGCTGGCGCCCATTTATTGGTTGGTGTTGCGGTCTATCACTCGCTTATCATTTTATCTTAGAACCTGTTATACAGTATATTCTTATTGTTAACGGTATTCAATATGATACGCCTGAATTTGATTTTAGCCAGTTATCTACAATCGTTATGGCTATGCTCGGCATGTCAACTTTACGCACATACGAAAAAACAAAAAAGTAAAATGAAAGATCTTGTTAAAGAACGCTTAATACAATGGGAAGCATTAGTATTAAAACCGTACGAATGTTCGCAAGGTTATACAACAATTGGTGTTGGAAGAAATCTTGAAACTAACGGTATATCAAAAGATGAAGCTATGTATCTTTTAGATAATGATATAGATAGCGTAATAAAAAAATTAGATAAGCGCTGGCCTGTATGGGCTACATTTCCAGAAGAAGCTAAGGCTATTATTATGGACCTAGTATTTAATATGGGAATAAATACATGGCTTTCATTTCGAAAAACCAGAGCTTATATGGAATTAGGAGAATGGGAAAAAGCGGGTAAGGAATTATTAAATTCTAAATATGCACAACAAGTTGGAAGACGTGCAATATTTAATTCAGAAGAGTTAAAAAAATGCCAACCAAAAGTTCAGACGAGCACCAGCGAAATTCTAGAGTAGGAGCATTTGCTGAATCTTTAGTACAGACTTTCTTGCTGGAATACTGCGACTTCTGTTTTCCATGTCAAGATAAACACCCAGCAGATTTAGTATGCGAGCTTGGACCTGCTATGTATACTGTTCAAGTTAAAGCCAGGAGCAAAACACCAGAAGGTAAATATGTTTTTGTTTCTGATAATTCCAGAAATCAAAGCGAAATATATAAAAACTATCATTGTGATATTTTAGCTTTTGTGTTTATGCCCGAAAAAAGGATTTTATTTAAAGCCAACTCTAGCTCTCAAACATATTTTACTTTTGATCAGAAAATATTTAATGATACTTTAGAAATTGATACATTTCATGAAACATTAAAAACTTTATCTGAAGTTCCAGTTGTTCGACCGATCATAGATGAGGCTGATTAAAATATGGAGATATTGAGTAAGGAGTAGTATTATTTTATTATCAGCCTCTTACTCATTCTACTTTAAACGCTCTTAAGATAATACGAATAAATACATATAAAAAGGTATACAATTATATATATCCTTAGTATAATCAATTTATGTTAAATAAAATTAAGGAGTTAAATAACATGATACATAAAAAAGAAGTACACAGAAAAGCTACTAAATATAATCCAGCAACCTATAAATATAGAGGATTTATAATATCTGCACATTATGATTGCGGAAGAAGTCATTGGACTGGTCGTTCCATCAATCCATTGAAAAGATTTGGCGGATGGGCTCATACTATAAAAGATGTGCAAGAAAAAATCGATAACTATCTTGATAATGAAGGGGGTAAATAATGAAATATACATTACAAGTTAAATATGATTACGGCTGGGTAACAGCTTTAGTAACTAGAAGTTTAGATCTTATGGCTACTAAAAAAGTACGCTTAGAACAAGATGGTCATAAAACTAGAGTAATAAGGGAGGCAGTGTAATGTCAATTAAAGAAGAACTTAAAAATCAAATAAAAATTCGTGAAGCTATGAATAAAAAATGGGGCGGCACAGTTTTTACTGAAAAAGAAATTAAAGAAATAAAACAAAAGCTAAAAGAAATATTTGGCGAGGAGCGAATGAAATGATAGAAATGCAAACATTGCCAATATTAATATTAGTAGCATTTTGTTTATATGGGTCAGCTTTAATTATTAACGATAGGAATAAAAAATGAATGTAACATTTAATTTATTAGGTGGCGGGCAATTACATATTCCTGCTAGATCAATAAGCGGCTTTTATAAAGATCAATATACAAGTGAAGTTATAGTTGAAGTAAAAGATCAAGAATATAAAGTACGAGATTCTTTAGATGAAATCAAATATATTTTAGGAATAGCAAGATGAAAAAATTAAACTTGAACCAGCGAAAACTTAATAAACAAGAAGTTGAATTTTTATTATGGTTTTTAACAATAAGCAACGATAATCCTATTCAACACCCACCGGAAGATACTGTATTTGGTTATGACGATGTGCCGCATTCAGCAGTTGAGTTTCGCAATGTACATACAAAATTGAAAGCAATATACAAATCATATATATCATGATACCTATAGAAGACATACCTAAAATAACTGAATGGTCTAACAGAATTAAATTACTTGAAATTAATAACTGGGGCGATCATAAATACACAAAGATTATTTATAACGACGGGACTATTAAAGTTACTGATCGATATATTGGAAAAGATCATGAAACACATATTTATCCTTCTGATCTTTCATTACAAGAATTAGCAGATTTATATTATAGGAGGCATACATGGTAGGTAAAAAAACACGATACGACCAAGCTAGCTGCTCAACATTACCTTATATAAAAGGCATAAGTCAATATCAGTCAAGAAATGAATGGCTTGATGTTGCTATAAAAGCAAGCGAAGGAGAACTGCCTAAACAAACACCTCAGCTCATGCTACAACGTATGGGCGATTTATTAGAGCCGGTTTTATGCGAAGAGGCAAAAAATATACTTGGCCTTGAAAGTGTAAAAGTAGACTACGAAGAGCCTGTTCATCATCCAATACTCCCCCTATCAGGCTCTTTGGACGCTACTGGTATAGCTAAAGCATTAACATTTAAAAATGGAGAACATGATCATATTATTATTCCAGAACAAGAAACAATAGTATTAGATGGGCCGGGCGTTATTGAATGTAAGGCTACACGTAATGCACCTACAAATGAATTAGAAGAATGGCGAGGCGTATTGCAAGCTAAAGGTTTAATGGAATGTACTGGCTATGGCTGGGCGGCCGTTATCGTACTTTGGCAATCTACTGATTTTAGAATTTATTTGTATTCAAGAAAACCAGAGTTTTCTGAGCAGTTATCAGCTTTAGTATTAGACTTTGATTATAGAGTTAAAAACAAAGAATACTATCCGCCATCTTCAAGTGAAGATGCAAATGTAGTATACAAAAATGTTAATAAAGATATAATAACTTTAGGACGTAGTGCCGATATGTTTTGTGAAGAAATATTACAAAAGAAACAACATATTAAAGAATTAACTGAAGATATTAATGATCTTGAATTAAAGCTTAAAAAGCAAATACAAGATGCTGACGGAGGTCAAACAAATCAACATACTATTATGTGGCCAATGATAAACTATAAAGCTCAACCAGAAAAAGTTACGCCAGCTAAAGAAGCTAGACAGGTAAGAGCTAAAACATTAAGGATAAAAGAACATGGATGAGAATCAAATGAAAGCTGTTTGGGTAAAACCTGAAACACATAAGCTATTAAAAGATTACTGTGATGAACACGGTAAAAAAATGATTTTTGTAGTAGAGCAATTATTAAAAGAAAAATTAAAAGTTAATGACTAAATGGCATGGCGGTAAAGGAAGTAAACGTAGGCCAGAAGATAAAAAGAAAATAGATAACAATTGGGATAAGATATTTAATGCCGGAAAAAATAAAAAAATCAGTAAAGATAAGAAATAAAAATACTGGTAAATATGAAATAGAGCATTACTATTTAAAAAATAGATCAATTGAAGAGCTTGAAACATTAGTTAACAATCATAGTACAAAGCCTAAAATAAAACTTAAAGCATGCAGAGAATTAGTTAGGAGAAATAAAATTGGTAAATAGCCGAACTAAAGGAGCTGCATTTGAAAGAAAAATAGTTAGTTTATTAAAAGCATTATCTGATGAGCATAATGCTGATATACACATAACAAGAAACTTTGAACAGCTATATAAAAAAGGTGAATGTGATATTAATTTTTTAAATTATGCTATTGAATGTAAATGCTATGCCGATGGTAAAGGTTACAAATCTGGTTGGTGGGAACAAGTATGCATAGCAGCAGGTGATTCAAGAATTCCAGTTTTAGTTTATAAATATAATAGAAGTCCTATTGAAGTGGCTATGCCGTTTTGGTCTATTTTAAAAAATGAACCAAAAGATAACAATAAGATATTTACATGCAAATGGGAAGATTTTGTAGATATAATAAAAAAAAATACAATTGGGATTAAAATTACTGAACTTAAAATTCTTTTAATTAATTCATTTTTCATTATATCTTTCCAAAATTTCTTTTTATTTTTT